TACTGTAGGTAGCAACGTTGCTGCCGGTCCACAAGGTAATATTTTTGTATTTGTTAAATCACCATGGACATGCACAGAAGATAATGGTTTAACAATCCAATATGTGACACTTCAAACTTCTTCAGATGGTGTAAATTGGAATTCAATAATTCAACAATATCAATACGCCAATGGTTTCAGAAGCCGTTATACTGCTGGTAATTTTTCTATGAGTTATCCTATTACAGGTTTGAGTTCTGGTCAAATTTATTGGTTCCATATTCTTATTTCAACAGGAAACGCAAGTACCACATTCAGTCCAACCATTATGGCTTACGGCGTATAAAATTTAATCTTAAAAATATCATGTTTAATTATTGTCCCCCACGGGAACTCAGTGACTTAAAATCAGAAACCTTTCCAGACGGTAAACGGTACTATACTCTTGAAGATGGTACTCGTTTGCCCTCGGTCACCACAGTCCTTGGTGCACAGAAGAAACAGGCCATCTTTGAATGGCGTAAGCGTGTAGGTGAAGAAGAAGCCAATCGTATTAGTAAGCAGGCCACAAGTCGTGGAACCAATGTCCACACCATTTGTGAGAACTATCTCAACAATAAGCCTGATTACATGAAGGGCATCATGCCTGATGCGTTGGAATACTTCCTTTCCATCAAACCATATCTCAATAAGATTAACAACATTCATTACCAAGAATGTGCTTTGTGGTCTAAACAACTCGGCATGGCTGGTCGTGTTGATTGTATTGCAGAATATGAAGGTGAGTTGGCAGTCATTGACTTTAAGACTGCATCAAGACCAAAATCCAGGGATTCCATCATGGATTATTTCTGGCAAACAACTGCTTACAGTCTCATGTATGAAGAATTAATTGGAACTCCTATAAATAACCTAATAATTATCATGGCCGTGAAAGATTCTGAACCATTGATTTTCAAGGAAAAAACAAGTGACCACATTGATGGATTAGTTGAAGCAATTCATTATTACCAGAAGACACTTGCCAAGCCTTAAACTTTCTGATAGGATACTAACATGAAAAAACTTATTACTTTATTTTTATTGGCGACTCTAGCAACTGCGGCTTCCGCTGATTACTGTTGTTATCGTCCTCATCACCATTGGGGTGGTCCTGGTGTCGGTTGGGTTCCGTTGGCCGCAGGTGTTGTTATTGGTGCAGAACTTGCATCACAACCTAGACCTATCATGGTTGAACAAGCACCGGTCTACATCCAACAACCGCCAGTCTACATTCAGCCACAACCTACGGTTCAATTACCGCCACCAGGTTATCATTGGGCTGAAATGTTTGACCAACAAACTAACACTAAACGAATTGTATTGGTACCAAATCAATGAAAGTCAAAAAATTAATCCAAAAACTGAATCGTGCAGAGTTTGAACATAACTTAGAAAAAGCCAAGAAATTTTGGATGAAGTTATTGAAGAAGTCTGTCAAAGGTAAGCACACCGAATCGGTGCGCTAATAATGATAGTAAACTTGGTATAAGAAAAGTATTCTGGACGGGAGTTCGACTCTCCCCATCTCCACCATAAAAATTCAGGCCTGCGCCGTGCGTTAATGAAGATGACTAAGGTATCACGGACATCCACATAATCTAAGCCTGAATTTTTATGATGGGGATGCCATGGTTTCGACAGGGTAACAAGTATTATATTAGGCTATCCGTCAGAGTTGACGTAAACACTAAATCAAAACAAACGCAAACGATGAAAAGTTCGCATTAGCAGCTTAAAGGCAGCTTAGGGTTTCGGTTGGTTTCCTCGTAACAGAATAACCAACCATTTTATCTTAACTTAAAGGAGTTTTTTAATGAAGAAGTTAGTTCTATTGGCCACTTTGATGGCTGCATTTGGAGTTGCATCAGCCGTTGAAGTTGGTGTTAATGGTTCTATCGACAACTACAACAAGAAAGACCGTGATGGTTTTGGTTTGACTGTAGGTGAACAATTTGGCAAAACCAGCGTTACTGCTGAAGCCGACCGTGAAATCAAACGTAACCTAGACAAATTCAGCGTTATCGGTGGTTATGATGTTTTCAAGTTGGGTAATGCCGCATTGACCGCTAAGGCTGGTGTTGGTTACCTTGACAAGAAAGGTATCAAGAGCGATGAGCGTTATGTTGCTGAAGTTGGTGCTGGCGTTACTGTTCCAGTTACCAAGGCACTTGCTTTGACTGTTGACTATCGTTATCAAGATGGTGACCACAAAGTTAAATCTTTTGATGGTAACACCGTTGCTGTAGGCGCAAAGTTCTCTTTCTAAGAGTCCAATAAGTTTTGGTGGGTTCTTACAAAACCCACCCATTTAACTGGAGAATCATATGCAAAGTAGACTTATACTTGTAGCAGTATTCTTTTCAGCAATCATACTGATGTTATCCTGTATCAACATTGATACTTATAATTTACCGTTCAAGACCACTTACAATGCACTATCTGACGAAACTAAAGTTCAGGTAAATTGTTTGGCACAAAATATCTACCACGAAGCCGCACATGAGCCATTAGATGGTCAAAAGGCCGTTGCTTTCGTTACAATTAACCGTGTACAATCCGGTTATGGTGAAGATATTTGTTCCGTGGTGAAACAGAAAACGAACGGCACATGTCAGTTTTCTTGGTATTGCGAAAAGAAAGATGGTAAGGGCTTGCCAATTACCGACAAAAGGTTGTATAATGAAATCTTGGATCTCGCAACAAACTTAGTCATTAACTATGAAAGGCAAAAAGATGTTACAGAAGGTGCGACATACTATCATGCAGATTACGTCCACCCTGGTTGGCATCATTTGGAAAAGGTCAAACAAATTGGACAACACATCTTCTACCGATCCAACAAAGACTCAATTGACAGAAACAAGGAAATCATTTAATATGGAAAACCAAAATTCATACATGAAAGTTGTTATCACATCATTGGTGTGTATCACCATTGTTATCGTGTCGGTAATCATTAGTGGTTATTTGTCAAGTATCAATGACCGTAACAACATGGCAAAGAACATGGATTCTGCCATTCAAAAAGGTATTGATCCTATCTCTGTTAAGTGTGCATATGCTACACAAACGGACAACCTTTGCATGGTCTATGCATTGAAGGCCAAATGATGCCTAGTAAAGATGAAATCCGTGAATTCTCCCTACGAATTGAGGAGATTGCAGAACAGTATGACATTCATTGCATGGATGCTATTGTTCAACATTGCGAAGAAACAGGTATTGAGATTGAGGTGGCCGCCACCTTGATTTCATCCCATCTTAAAGCAAGAATCAAAGAAGAAGCACAATCAGTTAATCTAATCAAAAAGTCGAGCCGGTTACCTATTGTATGATATAATAGATATGACAGAAAATACTGGTTTCGAAGCGTACAAACTTTATTCTGCAATGAAGTTACACTTCACATCTAAATCCTATGATTATTTCCGATACAACGGAAAAACTAATGTGTCACAGGATAACTTTTTAAAGAACAAAGCAAAATATCAATTCTACAAACTTTCACGGAAGTTTTCCCTGGAAGAATTGCGGAACTTTTACCTTGCAAATTTTGTATACGGTGATTCGTCTTGGGTTGGTGAAATGACTGGACCTGAAGGTGAAACCGCATACAAGAAGTGGCAAAAGATAAACCAGTCATTATCTTATGTTTTTCAAAGTGATATTGAAAAACTGACAGATGAAGGTTCACCGGAAGAAATGTTAATTGTGAAAAATGGTCAACATCCTAGATTATTGACCGAAGTTGTGTCTGGAGAAATTTCAATTGAAACTATTGTAATATTGAATAGTTTTCTTAATTTTTTTCCAATGTGGGATAGAAAAATTGATGACGACCTATTGTGGCCAAATCACAGATTAAAATTCACTAAGTACGAACCATTTTTAGTTTATGATAAAGCTAAATTCAAAAACATTCTTAAAGAAGTGATAAAAGAAAATGCATAAATTTACTAAGATTTATTTAGACCTTGATGGTGTGATTGCTGACTTCACCAAACGATACCGAGAATTGTATGGTTGTGAACCATCACATGATGATGCACGTAAACGTTTTGGTGCAAGGTTCGGTGCATTCATTCAAAACAAGGAATTTCAAACCCTTGACCTGATGCCTGATGCAACAGAATTGTTATCGTACCTTAAAACTTGTGGTGTGCCTGTAGAGATTCTTTCTTCTACAGCACGACCAGTTAACAATGCTGAAATTTCCCGTCAAAAGGAAATCTGGCTTGGTAAACACAACATCAACTATCCCGCAAACTTTGTACCTGGCAAGCAATTCAAGTACAAATTTGCTGACGAAAATTCCATAATCATTGATGACACACCTTCTGTTATTGATGATTGGAATAAAGCAGGTGGTACTGGTATTCTTCACAAGGATGCCTTGACAACAATTAGTATCTTGGACGCATTGTTGCGTGGATAAATAAGGTTTTATACACTCATTTAGGAGAACCAAATGTCATCATTCCAACACCAAATGTGGCTAGAACGTGCCGGCCTAATCAAAGAAGATTGGGACCAATTAATTTCTGAATCTTATCAGTATGATGAAGATAATATCTATGAACTTATTGCTGTATATGAAGAAATTCGTCAAGTCGTAGAAGCCCTTCCTAAGGCAGCTTACGTTAGTGCGATGCGTAAAGCAACTGATCCTGAAGGTGAAGGAAAACTCGATCCTGAAAAAATTGTTGCTCGTGCCAAAAAATCACACGGTGAAAAATTCGCTAAAGATTTAGATTCTGGTGCAGACAAAATGCATTTCCCACGCAAAGGACACACTTACGGTTCAGACAAGTTGGCCAGCAGAACATCTCCTAGAATTACACAAGCCGGCAAAGCTAATAAGCAAGACATTTCTTCATTGAAAAATAAGATTAAAACCGGTTATTAATTTATACCACAAAAAATGTTGACACAGGCTTCGGTCTGTGTCATAATAAGAATTCATTATGTACAAAGTGGATAATCCGTTAATATTTTTTACACACCGTTATATAAAGGAAATAATATGACATCATTTGCAAATCTTAAAAGAAACTCCGGCAACTTGGATAAATTGGCCAAAGCCGTTGAAGCACTAAAC